AGCCGCAGCTAAATGGTGTGGTAATTTAACATAATTGGATAATTTTGTTTTATTAGAAGGATTTAAATCTATAACATCTCCATCAACACCCGTAGCTTCTTCAATTTCCCCTTCCATAGTCATTCTCTTATACTCGTCTGGGTATTCGTTACGAAGGTGTTTTCTGATTTTATTTCTTAAAAGTCTAGCTTCTTCATATATTTCTCTAAACTTTTCATCATCCTTAGTTTTGGTATAAACTCCTTTAGCCGTTGAAACTAAACTATCAACATCATCATTTAATTTATCAAATGCGGGTAGTTCAATTACTTTCCATCCTATTTGGCCTGTTTCTTTATCTATAGAATTAACTACAAATTTAGTATCCCCATCTTTAGAATAAGATACATCACCAATTTTAGCTCCAACTTGGGCAGCTAAATTTGGGGATGGTGCTTCTTTAAGTTTATACTTGAACGCCATTTGCTACTTTAATTTCTTTTACTAGTTCGTAATATTGTAATAAATCAACTAAGTTATCATTATTAACCTTAGCTGTTTTATCTAATTCAACTAAATACTTAGCCACTTCTGTAATTTTAATTTGAGTAGCTTTATCTTTAATAGTTTTAGCTTCTTCGTTTAAAGTGGATTTTAATTCATGTATTTTACTATTATAAAAGTCTCTTAACCCAGGAGCTGAGTCTACTGAGTTTATAAATTCTTTAAGTACTTGTTTTTGTTCACTAGATAAGTTATCATATTTATTGTTAAACTTTTCTAAAAGTACTTTATATGTAAGTATTCTTAAGTCTTTATCATAAGTTTGAAATTCTTTAAGAACATCTTCTTTAACTTCTTTAGTATTAACTTCATGTTTAGTTAAATATTCTAGTAAAGTTATTTTATTATCAATGACTTGATCAACATTTGTATTTGTTTCTGTATTATGGTTTTCAATTAATGTATATAAAGCTGCTAGTTCTTTATAATTTTTAATTTTAGCACCAAAGAAAACATCTAAATTATAATGTTTTTTAATTTCATTAATTAAGTTATATTTTTGTTTCTTTAATGAAGTGCGATTAAACCCTTTAGAAGATTCAAGTATAGTACTAATTACTATATTAGCTTTTCCTTCATTTAAAACATTAGATTTTAGTACTGATTCATACAACTTATACTCGCGGCCTAAAGAAGTTTTTACAAAGTATTCTTTAAGAATATCAATAGCGGGAGAATCTCCACCTTTTAATGTATCCGCAGTGATTTGACGCACCAATAGTTCAAACAGTATACCTGTGTTTTTGTACTTGGAGTGTTTTATTTTCATCAAAAAATATATTTATTTATAAATATGTGAAGTTTTTTACTTCTTTAATTGGTTTTCATCTAATAATGATGTATTGTCTTTACTTTGCTCAAAAACTAATTGTTTTTTATTCAATTTTTTGAACATATCTTTATTTCTTAAAAAAGTAGTTTGGGCATTTTCAAGAGCTAAACCAGATTTATTAGTATCTGTTCTGCTATCTGAAGAATCATTTTTGTCGGTATCTTTCATACGTTTGACCCCTAATCTATCTTTTCCAAAATTACTATTTTGTTTTCCAATATTTGAAATAGAATCTTTAGGTCTACCTAAATCTGAATCTGTATTATAACCATCTGGTACATTTCCAGGGTCAGAATACATTCTGCCTTTACCATATAGTGAAGCTAAATCATGTGGTGTACCATATGACTTACCAGTTTCAACTGGGTCGTTACCTTCAGCCTCAATTTGAGCTAATCTAAATTTACGTTTGGCATCTTCTCTATTTAAGTCTCTATATTCTTCATATTGGTCTTCTGATAAATGGAAAATATTATCGTATATCCAATCTGTTGGTAATAAATTATTTTCTAATAATGAAGTTGCTAATTCAGTTTTAGACTTCATTAACTCAATTTTTTCTTGTTCAAATATAATAGATGGGGTTTGCATTGACAACTCAAAGTTTGTTAATGCTTCATCTCTATATCCTTGAGAATATAAATGTACAAGTGCTATTTTATTAAGTTCGGAAACTAATATTCTTTGAATTCTTTCAATTGTACGAGCAAACCTAATATCTTCAGCAGCTAATGTAGCTTTACCTTCTGTAGTTTCGTCATATCCTAAAAATGCTTTTGGGATTTTAAGTGCGGCAAATAATTTATCCCTTAAATATTCAACATCTTGGATACCATCATAATCTAATCCTTTTGTGGTATCAATTTTTGTTGTAGTATCATTTCCACGAACAGGGATGTAAAAATCCTCCATCATATTCTGCATATTATATTTCAAATTATACTCTCCAGTCTTTTGATCTATATGAGGAGTACGTTTCATATTTGAAATAGTTTTCTGCATAAATGAATCTATTTCATTAGGTGGAATAGAACCAACATTCATATAAAAAATACGTTTTTCAGGTGCGCGTGAAATTCTATGAATTAACATCGCATCTTCCATTAATGTGTATTGTTTAAATAATTTTCTAGCAGGTTCAATATATGAACGACCATAAGGGAGATAATTGGTATCGCCAATTAATCTAAAGTGAGCCATTTCATAGTTGTCAAAGAAAATGCCATTTTCTGTTTGGGATTTATTATTTGGAGTAGAATACATTCCTGAACTTGGATTTACCAGTCCATTAGGATCATATCTAAATCTTACATCAGATGGATTTTCAGGGTTAAATCCTTCTTCTCTACTAATATGATAAGCAGTATAAGGTATAACATTATATACTCCATATTTTTCTGCAACCTCTAATTTTAAGAAAAAATCTCCAAATTTAGACATCTGTCTTGCCCAAGCCCATAAATTAAACTCAATATTTAAAACGTCATAAAATAGGTTATAAAGTATTTTTTGAATATTTTCGTTTGAAGAACGAATGGATAAAATTTCACCCATATCATTTTTAAGAGTACATTCATCCGCTATAATATCTAGAGCAGAAGCAATAATTGCATCTTGATCCATTACATCATATTCTGAGTATAATTGTGGTCTTAGATATTGGTAATTAAAATTAAATTGGGCTCCATATAAAGATGAAGGATTAGTAGAATATAATCGATTATATCTGTCTATTAAAGAATTAGTTTGTAATTCTCCATTTTGTTGTATTGCACTACTATCAATTACCTTTATTTGGTCACCTCCAACATTCCGTATAATTACATCTGTTGAAAATAATCTTTGTAGTCTACTAAATAAGCCTGTATCTGCCATTGTATATAGTTATTGTTATAAATATTATCTAAGAAGCCAACTAATATCTTCTTTATCACCATTTTGAGTATCAATATGGTAAGGATTATCTGTTCCACTTGAAAAATACCCACCTTGATATTGTGTTCTATTTACTGTTATGTTATTTAATGCATTTCGGGTTGCATCTAAACCACGTTGTCTTAATTTTAGTGCTGTATCTCTAATATACATTGCAATCCCAAATGACATAACTAGATCATCATTATATCCTGTTTGGGCTTCTGCTCTGCCATTTTTCCAAATAAACACTTTCATTTCTTCTACCAACCTTCTAGATTGAATTGTTACTCCTTTATCACTAATGTACTCTTGAAATTTACCTATTACCATAGGTCTTGTTCTAGATGACATTGTAAAACCAGCTACCATTTTGGAGTGGTCTTGATATTTGTCAAAATACGAATCAGCATTTGGGGAGTCACTCCGTTGTGAATAGTAAAGATTAGGATATTGTCTATCTATAGCAACTTGTATAGTTGCCCAACCAATATTAGCATTTTCTATTACTAACATTGCTTCATTATATTCAGTTGCTAAACCTACTAATAAATGACCATAATCTTTAGTATTAATTTGTCCTTTATATTCAGCAACTTGTACATTACTTTCAGTATCAATTACATGGCAAGCTGAGTAATCTTTGCCATCCCCTCGAGATACATCTGCTACTACAATATAATCTCTACTATAGTCAGGTGATTCCCAAACCCATAAATTTTGATCTGCTCCACGTTTTTCTAAGGGGTCTTTAATGAAAGATTTTTCATAATACTCTAAATATTCATTATAAAATACAATATCACCTGAAGTGCTAAAATCGCAATCACATTCTTGTGCTGCTAATCTAGGATCTCCTAATAATGAATCTTGTGCCTCTCTCCATTTTTGGTCTCTTTCGGGGTGTACATACCAAGGTAGTTTAATAGGTAAAAATTCATTTTCTCCTTGTTCTGCTTTAACCCATGTTTGATGAAACCAGTTACCTGTACCATAAGGGGTTGATAGTACAATTGCACCACCACCAGTTGCAAGTGTTTGTTGGGCAGAAGCCCATGTCTCAGCAATATTATCAATAAAAGCAGCTTCATCAACTATTAGTAATGATACTGCTTCCGATCTTGCGGCGTCGGCATTTGAAGATTTTGCTTGTATTTTTGATCCATTTATTAATCGAAGTGATAATTTATTATTTTCAGCTGAATCTACTTTAAGCCATGAAGGTAAATTTTCCCACATGAATTGTACTTTTGTTACTAGGTTTCTTGCAGTTGCTTGAGTAGTTGCTAATGCTAACACATTTCGGTCTTTATGGAATGTCATTAACCATAAAGAATAACCTGCGGCTAATGTAGATATACCTAATTGTCTAGATTTTAATACAGCAGAATAATCATTGTCTCTAAATAGCTTGAGTACTTTTTCTTGGAATGGGTATAAATTAAATGGTATACGCCCCCTTTGAGGATGCTGTATATAACAGTATTTACGCATAAAATGTACGGGGTCTTTAGCACATTTTAGATATTCTTGACGTATTACCTTTTTTAAATCAGACATACTATTTTACTAGTATAGCAACAGCTACTATCCCTAGTATACCCGCTCCCATAGTTAATTTATTTTTTAATTTTTGTTTTTGTAAATCTTGTTCTAGTCTTTTAGATAATTCTTGGGATAATAATAATTGGTCAGATTTTGTTAAAAGTATAGAATCAAAATTATTTATTTTATTATTTAAGTTTAAAATAACACTATCTTTTAAAACTATTTTTTGTTCAAACAGTTTAATCTTATCTATAGTAATAGCTAATTCATCTTTAGCTCCATCTCCCGTAATTAAATCTTTAATTACTAGTTTGGCTATCGGTTTTTTTAATTGAATCGATGTACTGTCTATAGCGTTCTGTGAAAAACCTTTCAAGCTCATCGTCATTAAAATCGTCAACAGCATCAACTTTTGTGCTAATCTCATATCTTAAATTATTTATTTTGTTATCTTTTAGATCTAATTGTTGATCTAGTTTGCCAATCTGAATATTTAGGGTGTCAATTTTAAAAGTTAATTCATCATTTATATGATGTAACGAATCAACTTTTTGTTCTAGTGCAATAATTTTATCATTATATTCACTTACATAACTTTCTTTATCATCTAAAAATCTAAAGACTAAGATGCAGGCCCCTATAATTACGAATAATTGATAGTTCTTTTTTAACCATTTTAACATAACATTTTTTATTTATCTATAATAGCTTCTAATTCTTTCTTAAGTTTTGTTTTTTTCTTAAGATCAGCTACTAATTTTTCTTTTTCTTCACCTTCAGCTTTTTTATAATCACGGGCTAAAGATTTCATTTGTTTAGTTAGTTGAGCAAGTTCTTCTTTTGCCTTAGCTAAACCTTTAGTTTTTTTAAGGTCGGATTTGGATGGTTCTTTATCTTCATTTTCTTTCATTGCACCTCTTTTAACAATGGCATCATATGCTTTGCCAACATCACCTTTATATAATTGGTCTACTATTTTTTTACCTAGTTTCTCTAACTGGCTATCATCCAAAGAATGTTTTTTACCGAACCCTTCTAAATAAGACATGCCAATATCTAAATAATCATAAAAAAAATCTTCACCTTTTGGTGTTGCATCTTCTTTTGTAACTTTAATTACATCGTCTTTATCTGCTGATTTTTTAACTTTAGCTAAATCTTCTGGAGATGTTTCTATTGTTGCTTCTGACATAGTAAGCAATTCATTTGCTGCTCTTTCAGCTTGGTCTAATCCATTAAATACATCATCACTTCCTACAATATTATAGTATTTATCCTTTAACGTATCTAATTCATTAAGAAAGTCTTGAATTAATGAAGGATGACCTTTTTGCCATACAC